TGCAGATAAGATTGTTCCATTAGAAACAGAGATAGCACCAACAGACCCTGTATCAGAAAATATGAATATGCTTAATGGTAAACCAGTCAAAGCATTTATGTATCAAGACCATGAAGCACACATTAAGGTACACATGGCTACTATGGAAGACCCTAAAATTAGAGAAATGGTAGGGCAAAGCCCTAATGCTTCTAGGATATTAGGTGCATTTACAGAACACATTACAGAACATATTGCGTTTCAATATCGTAAAGAAATTGAAAAACAACTGGGTGCTCCATTACCACCACCTGATGAGCCATTACCAGAGGATATTGAACTACGCTTATCAGAACTGGTATCTGAAGCTGCTGAAAGAGTATTAGCTTCTAGTAGAGCAGAAGAAAGAGCAGAAGAAATAAATGAAAAACTAGAAGACCCTGTAATACAACAAAGAGAAAAAGAACTAGCTATTAGAGAAGCTGAAGTACAAAGAAAAATGAAAGCTGATGCAGAAAGAATAGCTCTTGATTTACAGAAAGCAAAAGCTACACAAGAAATAGAAAAAGAAAGAATAGCATCACAAGAAAGAATAGCTGGTGCAAAAATAGGATTTGAAGCTGCATCAGAAAATGCAAAAATATCTAGCAAAGAACAAATAGAAGGTGCTAAGATAGGCAAAGATATTGCAGAAACTTTACTTGATAAAGAGGATAAATGAGTGCAGCAGATACAAATTTCATAGATGCTTTAAGAAAAAAAATTAGAGAACATATGAACGAACACGCTGACCATCTTTCAGGAGGTGGCTGCAAAAATTTTGAAGAGTACAGACATTTAACAGGTGTAATTGCTGGACTCGCTATAGTAGAAAGAGATATACTCGACCTACAGGAAATAGCAAATCGTCAACAATGACGCAAGGACCTAGACCTTAATCTAGTGCAAGGAGAAAAAAATGACTAAACCTGCAAAGGCTGTTACTAAAACTGAACAAGTTGAAGAAAGAACAGCAAAACAATTACCAATACCAAAAGGTTATAAAATCTTAATAGCTCTACCAGAGCCTGAAGAACAAACCAAAGGCGGAATAATAAAAGCATCTCAAACAATGCAAGTTGAAGAGGTGGGTTCTATCTGTGGTTTTATTCTAGCTATGGGAGAAGACTGCTATAAAGATGAAAAGAGATTTCCAAATGGTCCTTATTGTAAAGAGGGCGAGTGGATTATTATGCGTTCTTATTCAGGTACTAGATTTAAAGTACATGGAAAAGAATTTCGTTTAATTAATGATGACAGTGTAGAAGCTGTTGTCGAAGACCCTAGAGGTATAGTAAAGGTAATTTAATATGAGTGAAAATACTACAGCAAATCAAGAAGTTACGGAAGAAATACCGCAACATTCTAAAGAAGAAAAGTTCTTTGGTGTTAAAACCACCTTTGAAAAAGAGCCTAAAGAAGAAACTACTGATGAACTTCAAGTAGAAGTTATTGATGATAGACCTAAAGAAGATAGGCGACCACCAAAAGTTGAAACTAAAACTAATGCAGTTGAAGAAGAAATAGATGGTATTAGTGAAAAAGTACAAAAAAGAATTGATAAGATTAAATACGATTATCACGAAGAAAGAAGAGCAAAAGAAGCTTCAGAAAAATTAAGAGATGAAGCAGTTGGTTATGCTCAAAAAATCCAAGATGAAAATAAAAGATTATCTGCTTTAATTAATAAAGGAGAAGAAGCTTTACTTGGACAAATATCAGCTAAAGCTGCTGCAGAACTAGAGCAAGGTAAAGCTGAATTTAAAGAAGCTTATGAAGCTGGTGATACAGATAAAATGTTAGCTGCTAATGAAAGAATATTATCTGCACAAGTAGATGCAAAAAGTGCTAACGAAAAATTAAACTACTATCAAAAGCAAACAGAAGCACAACAACAATTATTGCAACAACAACAAAATGTTGCACAACAACAACCACAACAAGTACAACCGCAGCATAATCCACCTGACCCAAAAGCAGTGGAATGGTTGCAAAAAAATACTTGGTTTGGAAGTAACGAACATAAAGACATGACTGGTTATGCTTATGGGTTACATGAAACTCTTATACAAAATGAGGGTATCTATCCCACTACTGACCAGTATTATCAGGAAGTTGACAAGCGTATGCGAAGTAAGTTTCCTGAGTTTTTTGGAGAAGAAGAAGCCCCTGTCGACAACGAACAAGAAGTTGTTGAAACTGTGATTTCCAAAAAACCTTCGGCTGTCGTAGCACCAGCAACAAGAAATAATGGTGCTATGCCCCGCAAAGTACAGTTGACAGGAACCCAAGTTGCTCTCGCAAGGCGTTTGGGTTTAACACCAGAACAATATGCCAAACAAGTTGCCAAGGAGGTACAGAATGGCTGATAATGAAAAAGTAATCGAAGAAGATTCAAGAGCTGCAAGAGAAACGGAAACCAGAGAAGTTCAATCAAGAGCTCAATCTTGGGAGCCACAATCAAAACTACCTAACCCAACACCGCAAGATGGCTGGGTATTTAGGTGGATAGCTACATCAATATTAGGGCAACCTAATAATGTTAATGTTAGTTCTAAATTTAGAGAAGGTTGGGAACCTGTGAGAGCAGAAGACCACCCTGAATTACATTTAGTTTGTGATGTGGATTCTGAATGGGCTGATAAAGGTAACATGGAAGTAGGTGGTTTATTGCTTTGTAAAGCTCCTAGAGAGTTAATGGAACAAAGAGATGAATACTACAGAAAAGTTGCTAAAGAACAAATGGACGCCGTAGATAATAACTATTTAAAAGAAAATGACCCTCGTATGCCACTGTTACAACCAGACCGCAAAACGAGGACTACATTTGGCGGCAAATAACTAAATAATAATTTAGCTAAAAGCCATCTTTTAAAAATTTTAGGAGAATAATATGGCTGCTTCAGCTACCCCAATGGGTGCAGAACCAGTAGGTTGTCTTAGCTCTAATGGCTCTTTTACAGGAAAAGTTAGACATTATAAGATAGCTTCCGGTTATGGTACCGCTATATTCTACGGAGATTTTGTAAAGTTAGTTAGTTCTGGTACTGTCGAAAAAGACACAGGAACTACAGCTTGTACTCCAGTAGGAGTATTTGTAGGTGTTTCATACACTGACCCAAATACAAATCAAAAAACATTCTCACAAACATATCCAGCATCTACAAGTGCAAGTGATATAAGTGCGTATGTTGTTGATGACCCTTTTGTTGAAATGAAAATGCAAAGCGACCAATCGATTGCACAAACAGGGTTAGGAAATAATGCTGCTGTCGTTCAAACAGCAGGTAGTACAAGTATAGGTCGAAGCAAAAATGCTGTTGATGGCAGTACGATTGCAACAACCAATACTTTGCCAGTTAAAATTATTGAGTTCGTAGAAGGACCCGATAGTGCAGTTGGCGATTCATTCACAGATGTAATTGTTGTCTTTAACGCAGGACATCAATTAACTAATACAACAGGCGTTTAATTTATAGGAGAATAAAATATGGCTATTTCAAGAGCACAAATGTTAAAAGAACTCCTACCCGGACTAAACGCATTGTTTGGATTGGAGTACGAAAAGTACGAAGATGAACACACCATGATTTACGAAACTGAAAACTCTGATAGAAGTTTTGAAGAGGAAGTTCAGTTAAGTGGATTTGGTCAAGCAGTTGTCAAAGATGAAGGTGCGGCTATCACTTATGATTCAGCACAAGAAAGCTTTACAGCTAGATATAACCACGAAACCATCGCTTTAGGTTTTGCGATTACAGAGGAAGCTATAGAGGATAACCTTTATGATTCACTTTCTGCTCGTTACACTAAAGCACTAGCAAGAGCTATGGCTTACACAAAGCAAGTCAAAGCTGCTTTCCCACTCAATAATGGGTTTACAAATTCTTTCCAATCAGGAGACGGAGTAAACTTATTTACTGCAGATGGTGATGGTGTAACTGGTGGTGATGGACACCCATTAGTAGATGGTAGTAAAAACTCTAATAGACCTACTACTGCTGCAGACCTTAATGAAACATCTTTAGAAGATGCTGTTATTAATATCGGCAACTTTAAAGACCAAAGAGGTTTGAAAATAGCAGCTAGACCTAAGAGACTAATTGTTCCTTCTGCATTGCAGTTTACAGCAACTAGACTTTTAGAATCTCAATTTAGAGTTGGTACTTCTGATAATGATATTAATGCTATATCCTCAAATGGTGCTATACCAGAAGGATATATGATTAACCATTATCTTACTGATACTAATGCTTTCTTCATTATTACTGATGTTCCTAACGGCATGAAACATTTCAATAGAACCGGAATGGAAACATCTATGGACGGAGATTTTGACACCGGAAATGTCAGATACAAAGCTAGAGAAAGATACTCATTTGGAGTGTCAGACCCGCTTGGTATTTACGGCTCACCGGGTTCAAGCTAGAACTTTATGGGGAGCCTTGTGCTCCCCTTTTTTCGTAACTAGGGATTTATTAACTGTCTATCAACTGCCCTAGCAGACTTTGCCAAGATGATAGATATTTTCTTTTAGGAGAAAGACATGGCTAATTCAACCTTTAATGGACCAGTCAGGTCCGAGAACGGCTTTCAAGTCGTATCTAAAAATTCAACTACAGGTGCTGTAACTACAGAGTTCACTTTAAATGGTGATGGTATGCAAGTTACTCCTGTAGCTTTAGCTGACACAACAGCTATTTCTTTAACAGCGACTACTCATGGTGGTAGAGTTTCTGTTGTTCCTGCTTTATCAGCGAACTGCACATTAACATTACCTTCACCATCAGCAGGAGTTTACTTTAAATTAATTTATGGTGGTGCTGCAGAAGAAACAGAAAACTTAATTATTAGCACAGGTTCTAATACTAACTTCTATATAGGCGGTATAGTACATTTAGATTCTAATGCAGATAATCTTTCTGTATATTCAGATGGTGACTCTAACTCTATATTAACTTTAACTGACTTTGGTTTGTTTGAAATTAATATATTAGCTAAAGATAGTACTAATTGGTACATCTGGGGTAACCAAGAAGGTGCAGATGTTCCAGCATTTTCTGACGCATAGGAGTAGATTATGGCTGATACAGTAACCTCACAAACTATTCAAGATGGCGATAAAATTGCTGTTATGAAGTTTACTAATGCTAGTGATGGAACTGGTGAATCAGCAGTAAAAAAAGTTGATGTGTCTGCTCTAAGTGCTAACAGTTTAGGGCAGTCATGCACTTCAGTAACAATATCAAGAATATATTGGGCTTGTGTAGGAATGAGAGTAAATATTGAATTTGATGCTAGTACTAATGTTCTAGCTATGCCATTACCAGCTGATAGCACAGGTGATGAGTATTATGATTTATTTACCGGTATTCCTAATAACGCAGGTTCAGGTGTAACCGGAGATATTGACTTTACAACTGTTGGTCATTCAGACGGAGATGCATACTCTATAATATTAGTATTAACAAAAATTTACGAATAGGTAAAACTATGACAATTAAAAAAGAAGAAAATGGGCATTTTGTAAATGGCGACCCAGCTTTTGTTATATGGAATGGCGAAGAATTAGTAGCAGGACCATTAAGAGAAGCAGAAGCCAATGCTATGCTCAAAGAACTTAAACCAAAAAAGAAACCAGCTGCAAAAAAACCAGCTAAAAAACCAAAGGTGAAAAAATGAAAAAATCAAAATATAAATCAATGAGACGTGGAAGAAAAGCTTCTAAATATTCATCAATGAAAAAAGGCAGAACGGCTAAAAATAATATGCCAGAAACTTTTAATGAGATGATTAAAAAGAAAATAGGCGGCAGAGTTTAGCGATAAACAATGAGTCGTTCTTCCAAAGATTCTCGTTTAAAGAGAGCAGGTGTTAGTGGGTACAATAAACCAAAGCGTACCCCTAACCACCCTAAAAAATCTCACATAGTTGTTGCTAAAGAAGGCGACAAAGTAAAAACAATTAGATTTGGACAACAAGGTGCAAAGACTGCAGGTAAACCTAAAGCTGGTGAATCTCGTAGAATTAAAATGAAAAGAAAGTCTTTCAAAGCTAGACACAGAAAAAATATTAGAAAGGGTAAAATGTCAGCAGCATATTGGGCAAACAAAGTAAAATGGTAATGTCCAGAACTGCTTTTAGACAAAGTACTTTAAAAGCACCAGCATCAAAAAAAAATAAAGTTTTAAAAAATGCGAAAAAAAAGAGACCCAAAAGTAGGAACAGGTAAAAAGCCTAAAGGCTCTGGTCGTAGGTTATACACTGACGAAAATCCTAAAGATACAGTTAGCATTAAGTTTGCAACCCCAACAGATGCTAGGGCAACAGTTGCAAAAGTAAAAAAAATAAAAAAACCTTATGCTCGTAAAATACAGATATTAACTGTAGGAGAGCAAAGAGCAAAAGTTATGGGTAAAAAACAAGTAGCAGGTATATTTAAAAAAGGCAAAGAAGCAATAAGGAAAGCACATGGGAAAAAATAATGACAACAATTAAAGATGCTTTAAATGCTATTGAATCACATGAAAGAGAGTGTAAAGCATTATATAAAAGTATTGATAAAAGATTAGAAGATGGTTCTAAAAGATTTGATAAATTAGATAATATGATTTGGGCAGTTTATCCTTTTATTGTGGGCGTAGTATTTTTAGCGAGGTTTATATAATGAGTAGAGCACAAAAAATTAATAAAGTAATAAAAGGTTTAAAAAAAGCTAGTAAAACACACGCAAGTCAAGCTAAAACTTTAGAATCTATAAAGCTTAAAAAAGGTGGAAAAACTAAAAGTAGAGTTAATGAAGCTGGTAATTACACAAAACCCGGATTGCGTAAAAGAATATTTAATAGAATTAAAGCAGGTGGTAAGGGTGGAAAGCCCGGTCAATGGTCTGCTCGTAAAGCACAAATGATGGCTAAAGCTTATAAAAAAGCAGGTGGCGGATATAAGTAATGTCTTACTTAATTAGTAATATACCGCATTTTAAATGTTGGGTAAGAAAAGAATTTACGGCTAATCACGAACAATATCATGGAGAATATTTACACGCTATTGCAATAGCAGTTAATACTATTCCTGATAGGTCTTTATCTTTTCAAGTTGTATTTACAGGTATTGATGAAGAAGATAATGTTCATGGTGGAGCTATGTGGGCTCGTATGCCTATACAAGCTTTAATAGCAGACATACCTTGTGATACTTGGGGCGAACCAATGGAAGACCATTTAGCACAGCCTTGGGATTGTGAAGCAAGAAATCACTCTGTTGTAGTAATAGATAGGGTAAGTTCTAGTCCTTGGATAGCAAAAATTGATAATAATTTTTATCGTGCTAAATATATGTTTACTGTGGATTATACAGGCAATTCAATAGCAGATTGTCCTGCACAACATAAACAATCTCATGTGTTATATATTACAGAAGATTGTAAATGGAAAGGTTCCC